ATGGCGCAGCAGATCACCGCTGCTTTGCAGGCGCACATCATGGAGCATATGGCGTTCCAGTACCGCCGCGAGATCGAGAAGCAGTTGGGCGCGGCGCTTCCCCCGCTGCCGCAGGACGACAACGACGAGTACGACATGCCGCCTGAGTTCGAGGCGCAACTTGCTCCGCTTGCCGCCGCTGCCGCAGCGCGTGTCTTGCAGAAGGATCAGGCCGAAGCGCAGGCCGCGCAGGCTCAGCAGCAGGCACAGGACCCGCTCGTCCAGATGCAGATGATGGACCTCCAGATCAAGCAGTTGATGGCCCAGACCAAGGCCCAGCAGTTGCAGATCGACGCGCAGATCAAGATGGCCGAGCAGCAGCGCAAGCAGCAGAAGGACCTCCTCGATGCAGCGGCCAAGGCGGATGAACTTGACCTTCGCAAGGCTGAGACTTCCGGTCGGCAGCAACTTGAGGCCGCACGGCTGGGCGTGGACATCCAGAAGCACAAGGTCGAGCAGAACAGCGAGGGCGTACGCCTCGGTGTCGAGATCGGCAAGGCGAAGGAAGCCGCCGAGATCCAGCGTGAAACCGCCCGTCAGCGGGCGCAGCAACCGCCGAAAGGCGCAGGTGAAGAATGAACTACGACAACGCCCTTGATTACCTCGTCTCCAAACTGGACGAGGAGACAGCGATCGTCACCGCACACCTGATCCAAGGCAAGTCGGACGAGGGCGAGTACAAACGTCTTTGCGGGAAGTTACAGGGTCTTGAACTCGCAAGGAACTACATCAAAGACCTAGCAAAACGGCTGGAGGCCGCAGATGAGTAACATCAACGTCGAGAAGACGCAGGAAGAGGCCGCGAAGGCCAAACTTCTGCCTGACCCCAAGGGCTATCACATCCTCTGTGCGATCCCGCACGTGGAAGAGGAGTACGAGAGCGGCATCATCAAGGCTGAGGACACCAAGCGGGTCGAGGAGCAGACTACGGTCGTTCTCTTCGTCCTGAAGATGGGGGATCTCTGCTACAAGGATGAGAGCCGTTTTCCGACCGGACCGTGGTGCAAGGTGGGCGACTTCGTCCTCACGCGCCCGTACCAAGGTACCCGCGTGGTAATCCACGGACGTGAGTTCCGCCTGATTACCGACGACAAGGTGGAAGCCGTTGTTGACGATCCCCGTGGCATCCGCCGCGCATAAGGAGCAGACATGAGCAACGAAGAGTTCAAGTTCCCTGACGAGCAGCCTGCTGACGCACCTGCCGAGAAGGTGGAAGACAAGCCCGAGTTCGATATCGTCATCGAGGACGATACTCCGCCGCAGGACCGTGGCCGTCCCCCCATGCCCAAGGAGGTCGTGGAGGAGTTGGAGAAGGACGACCTTGAGGAGTACTCCGAGAAGGTCAAGAAGCGCCTCGGGCAGATGAAGAAGGTCTGGCACGACGAGCGTCGGGCCAAGGAAGCCGCGCAGCGCGAGAAGGACGAAGCCCTCCGGTTCGCCCAGATGCGTGAGCAGGAAATTCGTCAACTAAAACAACGACTTGGGAACGGCGAGAAGGCATACATCCAAGAGGTGACGAAGTCGGCTAACACCGACCTTGCTGCCGCCAAGGAGCGCCTGAAGCAGGCCTACGAGTCAGGTGATGCTGAGAAGATCACTGAGGCTCAGGAAGCCCTGACCGACGCCAAGTTGAAGATCAAGCAGTACGAAAACTTTCGCCCCTCTTTACAGGAAGAGGAAAGGAGTGTACAAAATACACAACAGTACCAAGCGCCCCCGGCGCAGCCCGTTGCGGACCCAAAAGCCGAAGCGTGGCGAGCGAAGAACCCGTGGTTTGGCGTAGACGAGGAGATGACTGCCCTCGCTTTGGGACTGCACGACAAGTTGGTCCGGTCCGGCGTCGATCCGCGTAGCGACGATTACTACGACCGAGTGAACGCGACGATGAGGAAGCGATTCCCCGAAGCATTCGAGGAAGAGCAGACTCAAACGGGTGAAGGTGCAAAGCCTGCCCGCACGAAGCCAGCCAATGTAGTGGCTCCCGTTACGAGGTCTACAGCACCTCGCAAGATCAGTTTGACGCCTACTCAAGTCGCTCTCGCCAAGAGACTTGGTCTGAGCAACGAACAGTATGCCCGTGAACTCATGAAACTGGAGACGAACAATGGCTGACAACAGACTCGCACGTGAACTCGAAAGTCGAGAAGCAACGCAGCGCACTAAGACTTGGACCCCGCCCCAGACGCTCCCTGAACCGGAAGCGCAGCCGGGTTGGGTGTTCAGGTGGATCCGGACGTCGATGATGGGCACTGCTGACCCGTCGAACACTTCCGCAAAGTTGCGGGAAGGTTGGGAGCCTGTGAAGGCCGAAGACCACCCGAACCTGATGATGCAGGCTGATCCGAACTCCCGCTTCAAGGGGAACATCGAGATCGGCGGGTTGCTGCTCTGCAAGGCCCCTGAAGAGATGATGCGCCAGCGCGACGAATACTACCAGCGTCAGGCGAAGTCTCAGATGGAGTCTGTGGACAACACCTACATGAAGTTGAACGACCCGAGGATGCCGCTTTTCAACGAGCGTAAGTCCACGACGTCGTTCGGCAAAGGCAAATAAATTCACCTCTTAGGAGTACCAAATGGCTTATCCTGCTATTGCAGCCCCGTACGGGCTGAAGCCGATCAACCTGATCGGCGGTCAGGTGTTCGCTGGCAGTACTCGGATGTACCCCATCCAGTACGGCTACGCCACGAACATCTTCAACGGTGATTTCGTCGTCCTGTCTCGCGGGTTCGTGACCCGTGCGGCGATCGGCGCGACCACCTCTGCTAACGCCGTGACTGGCGTGTTCGTCGGCTGTTCCTACACCAATCCGATCACCAAGCAGAAGCAGTTCTCGCAGTACTGGCCCGCCTCGACGCTGGCTGGTGATGCGGTCGCTTATGTCGTGGACGATCCGGATACGGTGTTCAAGGCTGTCGTCTGCTCGGCCACGACTGTCGTGGCTTCGGGTGCGAAGGCTATGGTCGGCACCAACCTGTCGGCTATCGACAACGCGGCTGTTGCGTCGAGCCTCGCTACGGGCAACTCGGCCAACGCTGTCCTCGCCCCGACTGCGACCCCGGCTTCCACCATCCTGCCGCTTCGTTGCGTCGGTGTGGTTGAGGAGACTGCGGTTGTCGCCACGGGCACGGGTTCGTCGTCGGGCACGGCGATCACGCTGACTGGTTCGGGCCTCTCGGCTGCGATCCCGGTCGGTGCGAGCGTCTCGTACCTTGCGTCGAACGGCCAGATCATCGAGACCTCGTCCTTCGTGACGGCGGCTGCTTCGGCGGGTGCGACTTCGGTCACGCTCAACGCGGCGGTTGCGGTTCCGGGCGGTGTCACGGCGATCCCCTCGGCGTCCAGCATCCTGTTCACCGTGTATCCGGAGATCCTCGTCAAGATCAATCTCCTGACCCACGGCTACTACAGCAGCACCACGGCTTAAGGAGCAGTAGAAAATGGCTATTTCACGCGCACAACTGTTGAAGGAACTGCTCCCCGGTCTGAACGCCCTGTTCGGTCTGGAGTACAAGCAGTACGGTGAGGAGCACAAGGAGATCTACGAGACCGAGACCTCCGAGCGTTCCTTTGAAGAAGAGACCAAGTTGTCGGGCTTCTCGGCGGCTCCGGTCAAGAACGAAGGTCAGGCGATTGCGTACGACAATGCGCAGGAGGCTTGGACCGCTCGTTACAACCATGAGACCATCGCTCTCGGCTTCGCCATCACGGAGGAAGCGGTTGAGGACAACCTGTACGACTCGCTCAGCAAGCGCTACACCAAGGCTCTTGCCCGTGCGATGGCGTACACGAAGCAGGTCAAGGCGGCTTCCGTTCTGAACTACGGCTTCTCGGCCCTTCAGACTGGTGGCGATGGTGTTCCGCTCTTCTCGGCGGCGCACCCCCTTGTCAACGGTGAGACCAACAGCAACCGCCTCACGGCTGCTGACCTCAATGAGACCTCGCTTGAGGCGTCGGTCATCCAGATCGCTGGGTGGACTGACGAGCGTGGCCTCCTCATCGCCGCCAAGCCGCGCAAACTCATC